TATTATATTCATTACTATCAATTGTAATTTGATAAGGATTTGAACTTGTTGAACTCTTACCGCTTAAGTATAAAGTATCGCAAACAGTTATAGTATGTAAATCACCTATTGTGCTTACTGTTTTAATATTTAGTTTTAAATTAATATTCTCAACTAAATCTCTAACTATATCAACTGTTTCAACTATCATAAATAAGTATAAGATTTTTCTAAACCTTTATATGTTGGATAAATACTTTTATTAGCACAAATATAATATTGAATGTTTTGGTAAGTTTTAATTGAATCATTATAGCGTGAATTTAAATGAAATAAATCAAATTCATTTGAACCACTATCAGGATTGTTTTTAGTTTGTCCTATATTACTTGTTTTATAGCGATTATCACGTTCATAATCAAAGTAAATAAACCCTAATAACATATCTTTTAATCCTTCACTTCTAACCTCAACATCATTTATATTTGTATTAATAGGGTTGAAAATCGTTAAATATTCTTCACTTTGTGGCTCATTATCTATTACATCATTTTTAAATAATGTAAACAACTCACTACCTAATAAATCACGTAAATAATTTTCTTCATATTTTGCAATATAAGAATCTATCTTATCATTTATAGATTTAGCAAGTTCAAACTTACCAACAAAATCAGCTTTAACAATTAACAACCCCATTTTTATTAGTATTGAGTACCTCTAATATAACCGTCAGAAATTACACCTACCATAGTACCTGTACCAGTCCATGATAGTCTATAATACTTGTATGGTGAACCTGTAACAACAAAATTAATATATTGAGTTGCAGTATCAGTTACAGTATAAGTAGATGCACCACCTACAACAGTAGCAGTAGGAATAGTTACATAATTAGTTCCATCTAAAGAACCTTGTAATGTAGCAGTTCCACCTAAAGTACCTGATGTTTTAGTTACTTTAGCAACCAATGAAACTTGGCTATAACCTCCATCAAATTGAGATGTAGCCGTTCCTGTGCCTGTATTTGTTACAGTAGCACCTGATAATGTTAATGATTTAACTTGTCCCATTTTATTAAGCAGTTAATAATGAAATTGCATTTGAGAACGTACCAGTTAAGAACGCTTTTACGTGGTTAGATTTTACATAAAACGCTAATCTCATTTCAGCTAAGATAGTGATTAAGTTTTTAGTAAAGTCGTCATTTTCGTAACCAATAGAGATATTAACATCTTCTCTAATTCTTAAATTACCTTTTGTAGAATCCATAATCAAGAAACTACCTGCAGTCATTCTAGGATTAGATACAACTGTTACATCCATTACACTAGTAGCATTTGGCATACTTACTGGGAAAATATAATTTCCGTTTAAGTCTTTAGTTAATTTCATTGTAGCAATATCACTTGGATTTAATACAATGTAATTAGGCATAAAACCTGCAGGTTCACCACTAATCACCTCAGCTTTCATAATTTCAGTAATACCAGCAACCAAAACATCATAATTGTTTGGAGTTGCAATTGTACCAGCTAATGAACCACCTGTGAAAGTTTGTGCAACTGTTAATACACCGCTTAAGTTATTACCTGTTCCATCACCTGATAATAACTGAGAATCTTTTTTCAAAGAAACTAATGTCAATAACTCGTTATTGATTTCACCAGCTAAAGCAGGAATATCATCTAAAGCTTCTTTTGAAGTTTTAATATAAGAAGTAATTTTTCTTACATTTGTTTTAGCTTCAACTAAATCAAAATCAGCTTGAGTTTTAGCACTACCTTCACCAGTCATCCCAGCACCACCATCAGGATTTTTCATCTCAGCATAAGAGATAGTATTACCACTTGTTGGTACGGCACTAAATAATTCAGCAAAGAAAGGATTTGTACGAGGTAATGGTGAAATACCGCTTTCAAATTGATTTAACAACATTGAAAGTCCATTTGTACCTACTGCGGTAACATTTCCTGTACTCATTGTTCCAGCAGCTTTAATAGATAATTTAAGGCTTTCACCTTTTCTATCTTTTAAAACTTCTAATGCGTCAGCTTGTGCTTTTAATTGCTCAGCTACTTGCTGACCTACTGATTTGTATTCAGCTTTAGGCTCTTTTGATGTTTCTTTTAAAGCTTTTAATTCGTTAGCTAATCTAACCACTTCGGCTTTTTCATCATCGTTCATGCCTTTTGATTTTTTAGCTAATTCATCAATAGCTAAATTGTTTTTTTCGATAAGTTTTGAAACTTCCTCGAAATTTTCAGATAAGAACTGAGAATGTAACTCTCCTTGTTCATTAGCTGACTTTTTAGCAAATTCATCTTTAGAGATTGATTTTGCACTTAGAAACTCAATAAATGATTTCTTCATTTTGGTTAAAGTAAAGTTAAGTAGAATGATTGATTTTGTGGTTCAACTATCGGCTTGGTTAATTCCTTAGTGTTTTCGGCTAAGTTCTTAATTAGTGATTTTTGTTGAGTATATAGTTTTCTTAATGATAACTCATATTCATAGTTAGGAGCGTTTTTTAATAAGAATTTAAGTTCTTCATCTAACATCTTTTCAATATCATCTGAATTACCTTTAAAACCTAAAAAAGGTGTATTTTCATTTGCTCCAAAAGTTACAACACTACCCTCAAATAGATTTAATTCTTTACATTCAAAAACATCCTCCATTTCTTTTTCTTCATTTGAAGGGACTTGAATCCAATTGCATTTATCCCATACGTATTGAAATCCAATAGAATGTTCTTTGTAAATACCAGAATTATATCTTTCTAGTATAACATCTCCAAATGGTGTATTTTCAATTTGAACCTCTGCATATAAACCTGTTTCATCCTCCATTAACATTTTATAAACACCAATAGGCTCTTTTACTTGATGTTGATGTAAGAATTTTATTTGTCTATTAGAGTTTGTTTGTGGACCACGTTCTGAAATTGATTTTGAAAAAGCACCTTTTCTGATAATATCCATATCAGAATCTAAAGTATTAAATGAAGCTAAGTACATAGATACTATTCTGCTTTCATTTTCAGCCTTAACATCAAGTGCAAGTGACTTAAATTTAATAGCCGTACCGTTGTTTTTCTTCAAAATTGGCATTTTATTATTATTTTCTACAAATCTATAAAAAATAATTATAAATTTGTGAAAACAATAAATAAAATTTATATGAAATTAGTTACTGCATTTGGCAACTTCTTTACTGATTTATTTAATTATAATTCTGAAAAAATGTTTTTTACTTCACAAAGTAAAATAATAGGACAAAAAGGAGCTGTATATATTGATGTAGATAAGCCTTATGAGATTTTTAATGAGAATCCAAGTATAAACCAAGTAATTAATAAAAAAGCTTCAATGTTTTCAAACATGGAGTTAAAATTAACAGATAAAGATAATAATATTATTGATGATAAAGATTTATTAAAACTTTTTCAAAATCCTAATATATTTCAATCTTTAAATGACTTTTTAAAATCTTATTTAACACAAAAAAGTGTTTATGGTAATACATTTATTTACAAAAATAAGCCTAGTAATTTACAAAAATATCCTACTACGTTACAATGTATATCACCTAGATATATTCAACCTAATTTAACTGGTAAGGTATTTGACCAGCTTAGTATGTCAGATGTAGTTAAATACTATGAAATGATTAATTACAATGGCTCAAACAATAGAAAATTTGATGTAAACGAAATATTATGGAGTAGGATTACTGATTTAGATGATCCATTAGTAGGTGTATCACCTTTAAAGTCTTTAAAATACCCAATTACAAATACAAAACTAGCTTATGATTATTTAAATGTAATTAGTGGTGAAAAAGGTGCAATAGGTGTATTAAGTGATGACAACCGTTCACCAATGGGCGGTATGCCACTAAAAGATGAGGAAAAAAGAAATATAGAAGAAAGTTATTCTAAAAATTACGGAGTAAAAGAAGGACAAAGAAAAGTAATTGTAACAAAATCAGCGTTGAAATGGCAACCTATGAGCTACCCAACACAAGATTTATTATTATTAGAGCAAATAGATACTTATTTCTTAACTATTATTGACCATTTCGGTATGAATGTAAATTTGTTTAGTAGTAAATCTCAAACTTTTGAGAATGTAAAAAATGCTATTATACAAACTTACCAAGATACTATTATACCTGAGGCTGATTTGTTTTGTCAAGAATTAACATCATTCTTAGAAATTGAAGAAGGTTTAAAGATTACTCCAAGTTATGACCATGTTGCAATATTAAGAGAATCAAATAAAACAGATGCTACTACTTTAAGCCAAGCAAGTACATATTTAATTCAATTACAACAAGCTGGAGTATTAAATCAACAACAAATAACAGATATATTAACTAATACTTATAACTTATCTATAAGTTGATGTATAAACACCGTATCTAGTAGCATCTAACAAGTGATTCCAACTGTCAATAGGTTGATTAGTTGGTTTACCTGTTATTTTATCTTTCTCCCACATATAACGCTTTCTTTCTTCTGCTAAGTTTTTAGAACTTGAAGTATAAAATACATTGAACTCTTTTAGTTTACTTATACCAGCTTTTATACTTCCTTGACCTTTTTGAGCAGGTAAACAGTATAAACCTAATTGCCTTAACTGAAACACCATATCAGGGTCATGCTCTGTATAAATAGTATTATCATCAGTAAATCCTGCGGTTGTAAAAATATTTTTAATTTCAATAGGTGATAATCCAGTATTATAACAAAGTTCATGTAAATAGATATTATTACCTACTTTAGCAATCTTTACACCTGCAGTAGGGTCATTTGTATATCCAAAATCTAAACCACCAAAGAAATCAACATCTTTAGGGAATTCACTATCTTGTATTTCTTTCCAATCTGAAAAAATAATACCTTCTAAATTACCTGTTAATCCTCTTGCATAAACTTTCCATAATTCTTTATCTTTTATTCCTTCTATTTTTCTATGGTCATCTTCGCTTAAAAAATTATTATGCCTATGGTCTGAAATAATTAACTTTACCGTTGCTGATAAGTCGTTACTTTCAGGATTAGTTCCGATTAATTTATCATGTGTCCAAAAAGGTGCAGATGGATTATAGTCAATATAAATTTGTTTTCTAGTTCTTATTGCTAATTGAAAAAAAATAGCATAATCAATACCATTAGCTTCATTTACAAATAAATAATCTCTTTTACCATTCTTTGCAGATTGTTCATCTAAATTAGATATAAACTCAATTAATGAACCGTTTTTAAAATAAATTATTCTATCTGATTTATTCCAACTTAAAACATAATCAAATATTTCTTTACTACGTGCAAATATAGTTTCTGTATCTCTATAAGCACCTTTTTTTAAGTTTGGTATTGATTCTCCAGTTATAGTAATAATACTATTAAGTTCTGTTACTGCTTTTAATATAAGTAATTGACAAATAGAGTAAGTTTTACTAGAACTTGTACCACCTTGATTAATTACTACTTTAGCGTTACAATTATAATTTGCATGAAATACATCAGTAACATCTAAATTCATACATCTACCTCACTTTCACTACTAGCAAAGTCAGTTTTATTTGAATTAACTTGTACGTTAATTATTGGTAGTTGATTTATTTCTTTACCGTTGGTAGTATGGTCTATTTTATCACCATAAGTTTTAGGTTTTAATTTAGATGCAACCCATTTACGAGCATCTATTCTCAATCTACTACGATTAATAAATTCTCTATTTTCTTTAATACCAAATTCCGTATGTAATTCATCTTGACTAGAATCATCTGCTATTTCTATTATTTCTTCAGCTAAGAAATCTGCTTGGTCTTCTTTAGCACACGCGTATTTGTGGGAAAAATCCTCGTTATTTCTAATCCAATCCCTTACAGTTGTATAATCAGGTAAGTTATGTTCTTTTATAATAGTATTTATTGATTTGTTAGAACCTGATAATTCTTTACAAATCAAATCAATAATATTATTTTTTTCTATATCAGAATATGCCATAACTATTCATAATTATGTTTAAAATTATTATAAGCTGGTTCGTAAGTCCACTCTACGTCAATCAAAGTCACGTCTACATCGTAATCCGATAAGTTGTTAAAACTAG